TCCAAAAAAAAAGATCCTAGAGTTGGAACAGGAAAGAAACCTAAAGGTAGTGGTCGTAGATTATATACAGATGAAAACCCTAAAGATACCGTATCTATAAAGTTTGCAACACCGGCAGATGCACGAGCCACCGTTGCAAAAGTAAAAAAGATAAATAAACCGTACGCACGAAAGATACAGATACTAACAGTAGCAGAGCAACGTGCAAAAGTAATGAAAAAGACGCAAGTCGTAGCAATATTTAAAAGAGCAAAAGAGGCGTTGAGAAGGGCAAGAAAGTAATGGTTGTAGCAGAGGTTTTAACTGGGATAGCTCTCGTAAAACAGGCAACCGATTTTATAAAGAGTAACATAAACACAGCTAAAGATATAGGAGATATCGCCGGTCAAATAGATGATTTACTTAGAGGAGAGTCCCAAACACAGAAAGCACGGGCAAAAAAATCGAAGTTTGGTATCGGAGATCAATTTGGAGTTCAGTCAGTGGCCCAAGAAATTATAGATAGTAAGTTGGCCCAAGAGAAAATTCAGGAGATATCTACCCTAATTAATCTTCGCTTTGGCCCGCAAACATGGTCGAACATACTGGCAGAACGAAAAAAAAGAATAGATGAACACAAGAAGATGTTAGCAGAACAAGAGAAAGAACGTAGACAACAACAAAAAGAACTGAGAGAAACATTACAAATGGCAGGGGCTATCTTTGGGGGTGTCTTCATAATATTCGCACTAATTGTGGGTATTATTGTGTACCTAAGTAAACCTGCGTATTGACATAAAAACGTAAACAACTGTATAATAGAGTATTTAACCAATGGAAAAGGATATGAAACAACTTGCAATCGATGCCCTTCTTTACAAGTATGAATCTGAAAAGAAAGATGCGGAGTATGTACTCACGAATTACCTTAGAAATCCTGCTGCTATCGGTGAACATCCGGGTCTGTTGGAAGAAATGGATAAGGCACTTGACAAGTATGCTACGGCAGAAGACAAACTAGTATGTTTAAAGAAGATAGCATTAAACGATGGTGTCGAGTAAGTATTACAAAAAGCCAACTAAAGATAGTACAGAAGCACGCATGATATCACGAGAAAAATTACGGAGAGCTACGAAGACTAAGAGCCCTTATAAATTATTTAAAGTCATAGGGATACTAAATAGAAAATGACATTCTTACAACTAATAAATTCTGTCTTGAGAGAAATTAACGAAGTTGAAATCACAACTGTGGGTTCAACTCGTGGTATTCAAACCGCAACCAAAGACTTTATAAACAAAGCAATTAGAGATATTATTAACTCTGAAGTTGAATGGCCATTCACAGTGCAATCAGATACATTCACAACTACAGATGGAACTGCAGAATATTCTAGAGAGTCTGATACCAAAACAATCGACTACGATAGTTTCACTGTAAAAGAATCTGCTAGTACCTCTGAGAAAACACTACGGTATCTTTCATACGAAGAATACTTGGAACTATATAACGAGGCAGATACAAATCCCACCGGTGATTCCGAAGCACTACCAACATTCGTATATCAAACCCCTGATTTAAAGATAGGGTTATCACCTGTTCCTGATAAATCAACATACACAGTAGCATACTACTACTATAAAACACACACAGATTTATCTTCCGATAGCGATACACCTATCATTCCTGATCGATTTCACGATGTAATTGTAAACCGTGCTAGATACTACGCACACAATTTACGATCTGATCCACAGTTTGCACAGTTTGCTCTGAAGGATTATGTTGAAGGTTTACAGCGTATGCGTATCGAACTCATCAATAAAAAAGATTATATGAGGGCAGTGTAGATGGCAGATACCTCTATCATCAGCCCATTAGTTGTTCGATTAGGTGGTGGTTTGGTTCTAGATAAAGATACTTTTTCTATACCCCCCGGTTCAGCAACAACCTTAGAAAACTTTGAACCGGATATAAATGGTGGATATAGAAGAATAAATGGAATAGCAAAATTTAATTCTAATATTGTACCACAAACAAGTGCATCATCAGAAAAAGTTTTAGGGGTGCATATCTACAAAGACCAAGTAATTGCAGCACGAGGTACAAAAGTATTTAAAGGTGGTGCAACAGGTTCATGGACAGAGATAGATACCGGAAGAACTAGTGCCGGAAGATATAACTTCGCCAACTTCAACTTTAATGGTACAGATAAAGTTGTATTTGTAGATGGGACAAATCTCGCTTCGGTATTCGACAACAGTAGCATTACTGATGTGAGTGCAAGTGGCAGACCTGCGGATGCTGCATTTGTAGAAGTGTTTAAGAGTCATGTGTTTTATGCGGGTATGTCTTCAACACCACAGGAACTAATATTTAGTGTGCCTTTCGATGAAGATAATTTTGCATCAGCTAGTGGTGCAGGTTCGATAAAAGTAGATGGTGTAATTAACGGTTTAAAAGTTTTTCGTGAAAGTTTGTTTGTTTTTTGCGAAGACTCTATATTTAAAGTAACAGGTTCGAGTTCGTCTGATTTTGCAGTTGTACCAGTAACAAGAAGAATAGGATGTGTCGATGGATTTAGTATTCAAGAAATATCTGGTGATATTGTTTATCTTGCCCCTGATGGTTTACGTACCATCGCCGGTACTGAAAGAATTGGCGACGTGGAATTGGGCACTATCTCAAAACAGATACAGCCTCGATTGGATGGAGTGTCAACGGACAGAATCTCCAGTTTAGTTATTCGATCCAAGAGTCAATACAGATTGTTCTTTCCTACAGATGCAGGATCCGTTGCTTCTTCTGCAGGATTGATCGGCGTGATAAAAGCAGGTGTTGATGGTGGTGTTGGTTGGGAATATGCCGACTTAAAAGGTGTAAAACCTGCTTGTGCTACATCTGGGTTTATTTCCGGTGTAGAAACAATACTTCACGGTGGGCATGATGGTTATATATTTAAACAGGAGTCTGGTGCAAACTTTGACGGTACAAACATAAAAGCAATATATCGTTCACCAGATTATACAATGGGAGATGCAGGTATCAGAAAGATGATGCAACGTATCATATGGAACTACGATAATGAAAGTACGGTAGATTCTACATTTCGTATCCGGTATGATTTTAGTTCATCAGATGTACCACAGCCTGCAGCATATAGTTTAACTTCAGGATCAGCGATTGCTATCTATAGTAACGCTGTATCTAAATATAATACAGCAGTGTATGGTTCATCCGGCACACCTCTCGTTCGACAGAGTATAGAGGGTGGAGGTTTTACTGTTGCTGTTAGACTAGATGACGAAAACGGATCACAACCAATATCCTTAAAAGGATACCAATTAGAGTTTACTCCGGGAGGAAGAAGATAATATGGGAGCAACATATACAAGGCAATCTTCATATAGTGATGGCGACGTTATTACCGCCGCACATACTAATGATGAATTTAACCAGTTACTAGCAGCATTTCAAGCGAGTTCTGGACATACTCACGACGGCACAGCAAACGAAGGTGGCCCAATTACAAAACTATTGGGAACTGCAATTACGATTGGTGATGCAACAGCCGGTACAGATATCGCAGTAACATTCGACGGTGAAACTAATGATGGTGTCATTACTTGGATGGAAGATGAAGACCATTTTAAATTTAGTGATGATATAGTTATTGATGGTACAAAAAGATTATACTTTAATGACGAGGGTGGAGAATACATACACGGTGATGGCACTGACCTTAATTTAGTATCAGGTGCAGATATTAATATTCCTGCAAACATTGGATTAACATTTGGAGATGATGGAGAGAAGATAGAAGGTGACGGAACTGACCTAACAATCACAGGTAACAATATTAACCTAACTGCTACTGCTGATGTAGTTATTCCTGCAGATGTAGGTATTACGTTTGGTAGTGGTGAAAAGATTGAAGGCGATAATACTGACTTGACAATTACATCAGGTGCAAAGATTAATCTAACTGCAACATCAGATGTACACATACCAAACAATGTAGGTATTGTATTTGGTGGCGATAGTGAAAAGATTGAAGGTGATGGCACAGATATGACTATATCTGCAAACAATCTTACAGTTGATGCAGCAGCAGATATCACATTAGATGCAGGTGGTGCAGATGTAGTATTAAAAGATGATGGCACACAGTATGCTTCATTTACAAATTCCAGTGGTAACTTAATCGTTAAATCAGGTTCTACTACTATGCTAACAGGTAGTGGTGCTAATGCAACTTTTGCAGGTAATGTAACTGTAGATGGTAATTTAGATGTAACAGGCACATTTGATTTAAGTGATTCTAACTTTACTAATGCAGGTGATATACAATTAGATAGCATTACAGGTGATGGAGATACAAACACAAGTATTACATTTAGTGGTTCAGATGTAATTACAATTAAAAATGCAGGTACAAATCAAGTAACATTTAATGATGGTTCAATTCAACCTGTAACAGATGATGATGTAGATTTAGGTGCAAGTGGTAAAGAGTTTAAAGATTTATATATTGATGGTACAGCAAATGTAGATGCTATTAATTTAAATGGAACTGCAATTAGTGCTACTGGTGCTGAATTAAACTTAATGGATGGTGATGCAACAGTAGGAACAACAGCAGTTGCAGATGGTGATGGTATTGTAACCAATGATGCAGGAACAATGCGACAGACCACTGTACAAACATTTGCTACATATTTTGGTTCTGAAATTACCGAGATGTCTAACCTCGTAACAACAGGAGCTTTAGATAGTGGTTCTATAACAAGTGGTTTTGGTTCTATTGATAATGGTTCTTCTGCAATTACAACTACAGGTACAATTACAGGTGGTGCATTAACTGTAGATGATGTAGGTGTGAATGGTAAAGTTATAACCATGACAGGTTCTACTGACGATACTGCAACTTTTACAGTAGGAACTAATGGAACACTAGATATTGTTACAACTGATGATAATGCTGCAGCAGCAAATATACAAATTACAGCAGATGGAACAGCCGAACTTGCAGGAACGACAGTTACGTTAGATTCAGAAGGAGATATAGTTCTTGATGCAAATGGTGCAAATGTAACATTTAAAGATGATGGAACATCTATTTTAGATATTGCAAACAACAGTACAGATGTTGAATTAACAGTTAGTACAGCAGATAAAAACTTTAAGAT